AAGCTTTAGAAACAATGTATTTTTGGAAAGGTGGTTTAAAACTAGATTTTAGTAAATCTAAAATATATCATTACAATTCTGAGTTTAAAGATTCATTTTATAAAAAAGATTGGGGAGTATCTCATTCATGTTTTTTGTATGAACCATTTGGGTATGGTATATTTGAGGCAGTAGATTATGGAAAACTTCCAATTTTACATGAAACTTGGTGTAAAGATTTCGATTATCCATACAGAGCTTCATTCAAAAATGATTTCATTAATATTTATAACAAGATATGTGAAACACCATATAAAACTAAATTAGAGTGGTTTAATAAACTAAAATCATATATGGTAGAAAACTATTCTGATAAAAATAAATGGATATCATCATTAGTTGATATTTATAATATATAGGAAAACATTATGCCATCATTATCATCAGGAGATACTTTAAGTTTAAAACAATTAGGAACAGCAATTAGAACAACTGCAACAGGTAGTGGTGTTTCATTGAACAGCCTTAATGATAGTGCAGGAACTGAAGTAAAATTATCAAATTTTGCTGGAGATTCTATCGATGGTATTTCTGGTTTTACATATGTAGTAGAAAACACATCAGAAACATATAGATTAAACTTTAGTGGTACTGGTTCCCACTTTTCTAGTAAAATAGCAGACCAAAGTGCCAACTTTACATGGAGTGTACCTGCCGGAAGTAAATTGAGTGTAAGTTCAAACTCTGGTGAAACTGCAGTATTTGCTGCATCTACAATGACAGATAATACTGATAATACTGACCAAACAACATTACAAACAGTTGCAACACACACAATAAGAGTTGTATTTGATGATACATTTAATGGTCATATGACCAATTTTGGTGCCAATAGAGATAAAACTGTTTATTCAGTTGATTCATATGATAACAATGCAGCAGCTTTATGTTTAACTGCTGATTCACCAATCACAAAATGGGATGGTAGTATTGTAGAAGTTGGAGATTTAGATGAGGGTGATGAGTTAATAGGATATAATCCAAATAACCTAAACTTAGATTCAGATGAAGATTTCTTCGAATGGAATGCAAAAGATGTATTAGGTGAATTTGAAAAAGTAAAAGTAAAAGATATTATTTATTCATTTGCATCATCATACTACAATATTAATGATGGTGAAATAACTGCAACATCAGAACATCCGATGTTAGTATGGGATTCTACTGATGAACTTTATAAATTCAAAGAAATGTTCAGAATAGAAGTAGGAGATAGATTGATTAAAGCAGCTGGTGGAATAAGAGATGGTTTAGTTGAGGTAAATGTAGATAAAATTGAAGTAGTAAAGGAAAGTGTAGAAATCGTATCAATAAATGTAGAAGAAGTAGATACATATTTAGTAAATGGATATGTAACTCACAACAAAGGTGGTAATACACATACAGATGCATCTGCACCAAATGCACCAACTTCATTAGCTTATGACGATTCTGCATATACTCTTTCATGGAGTGGTGATGGTACAAATGATGTATATGATTTACAAGTATCTATGGCATCAAACTTTGCATTAGCTGATATTGTAGTTGATGAAACTGAATGGAGTGCAACCTCATATGTATATGGAACTCCACCTTCAAGTGGTACTTACTACGCTAGGGTAAGACAGTATGGTACAAATGGTTTACTAAGTTCATATAGTAGTACATTAGAATTTACTCAAAGTTAAAATTAGCGTTTAAGAAAAAAACTTATATTTATATATACACTTAAACATTTTAAAATTATATCAAAATGGCAGAACAAATAAAGTTTACAAAAGAAGAATTAGGGACTATTAATACCCTAAGACAAAAAATCGGACAATCGTTCGCACAAATTGGGCAATTACATTTAGAAAAGAAAAGAAGAATAAATGAAGTTGACCAACAAATTCTTGAAATTGAAGGTAATTATAATAACTTAATTCAAGAAGAACAAGAGTTGTTTACTAATCTAAACAAAAAATACGGCGATGGGAATTTTGACCCCGAAACTGGTGTTTTCACACCCATCGAAGAAAAAACTACTGAACTCGAAGTAAACGAGAAGTAATTTTTGTGTTTTTGAAGTTTTAAATAATACTTATATGTGTATCATTACACAAACTTGATAATAGGAGTAAAATAAAATGGCAGAAAAAATTGTATCACCTGGTGTATTTACAAGAGAAAATGACCTATCTTTCCTTTCACAAGGTATTGGAGAAATAGGAGCTGCAATCATAGGACCAACACAAAAAGGACCTGCGTTTGTACCAACAGTAATAAACACCCAATCAGATTTCGATGAAATCTTCGGTACACCTGATGGAACATACTATACAGGATATACCGTTCAAAATTATTTAAGAGAAGCAGGAACAGTAACAGTTGTTAGAGTTGGCCACTTAGGTGGTTATACTCAAGCTAAAGGTCTTGCAATAAAAATTAGTGGTTCAGATGGAGGGCAAGTACTAGCAGGAACACTATTTAATAGTAGTGGTTCTGACGCTTCTGTTGGATTCAATACAGATGGTTCATCATCTATTGATTCTCAACACTCTGCATCAGCATTCTCAATTAGTGGTTCATTCGGAGAAATATCTTCTTCAGTATTGTACACTGCAGGGAATGATTTAGCAGATGTATTTGGTCAATCACCATATGGAAGTAAAACGGCATATGCATATAACTGGTTCCAATCAGCATCATATGACCAACGTACATATATCTCAGATAGCGGTTCTCAAGTAGTATTAGAACAACTACCAGATAACAATTTCACAAACGATGCACAACATGCCACTACTCCATACATCGTTTCTCAGTTAATTTCTGGTGAAAGACATAATCTATTTAGATTCCATACTTTAGGTGATGGTACTTATACAAACCAACAAGTAAAAATTTCTATATTTAATGTAAAAGAAGCTGGTTCTTCTAATTCTACTGATTATGCAACATTCTCAGTAGTAGTTAGAAAGTTCGGTGATACTGATAAGAGAAAATCAGTACTAGAAACATTTAATAATGTAAACCTAGACCCTGCTTCACCACAATATATTGCAAAAGTAATCGGAGATAGAAACGTAACTATCGATGCTAATGGAAAACAAACAGATAGTGGTGATTATAGAAATAATTCAAAATATATTAGAGTAGATGTAAACGAAGGATTCCCAATTACTGCAGGACCATTTGGTCACTTAGAGTATGAAAATCCTGTAAACGTTACTACTCCAGCACAAGTACCTGCAGTTAAATTCTCAATTAGTTCGAATTCTAACACTGCATCTAGTAAACTAAGTTTCTCTGGTATTGATTTAGAAACTCCAGTAGTTAAGAAAGATAACCATAACTACTTGTCACCTCTACCATCATCACCATCAACTGGTTCAAACGTAGTATTTGCATTTGATGGCGGACAGGGATTATCTTATGAGTTGACTGGTTCAACAGATTCAGATGCTAAGGCAATCGATGTTGCTAAGAGACAATTTACTGTAGCGTTCCAAGGCGGATTTGATGGATGTGCACCAACTATTGCTTATAATAAAGGTGCTGGAATTTCTGCTGGAAACTCACAAGGATTCAACTTATCTAGTTCAACTGCAAGTGGTTCAGTTGCTTATGTAAAAGCAATCAACGCAGTATCTAATCCAGATGATTTTGATATCAACTTGGTATCTGCACCTGGTGTAATTAGAAGATTACATTCTTATGTATTCGATAAAATTACTGATATGGTAGAAGCTAGACAAGATGCATTCTTCATCGGTGATGTAACTGCACAAGATGATACTATCGGACAGGCAGTAACACAGGCTGAGGCAGTTGATTCAAACTATGTGGGTACTTATTACCCATGGGTCAAAACAATTGATGGTAACACAAATAAATTAACAGCTGTTCCACCATCAACGTTATTACCTGGAATATATGCTGCAAATGATAGAGTTGCTGCTGAATGGTTTGCACCTGCTGGTTTAAACAGAGGTGGAATCGTAGGAGCTGTATCTGTACTAAACAGATTAACACATGCTGAAAGAGATACTTTATATGAAGGAAAAGTTAACCCAATTGCTCAGTTCCCAGGCGAAGGAATTGTTGCTTTCGGACAGAAAACTTTACAAGATAAGGCATCAGCTTTAGATAGAATCAACGTAAGAAGATTATTAATTAAAGTTAAGAAGTTTGTTGCAAGTACATCGAGATACTTAGTATTCGAACAAAATACTGCACAAACAAGAAATAGATTTATAAACACAGTACAACCTTATTTAGAAGGAGTACAACAAAGACAAGGGTTATATGCATTTAGAGTTGTGATGGATGAAACTAACAACACTCCAGATGTAATCGATAGAAACATTTTAGCAGGTCAAATATTTTTACAACCTACTAAAACTGCTGAATTCATTGTAATTGATTTCAACATTCTACCGACTGGGGCATCTTTCTCGGCTTAATTAAATGAAAAAAAATAAATTATATATTTATTAGTATAATATTAGGAGACAAACAAAAATGGCAGAAGTATTAGAATTTAACGATATGTTTTATACCAACTTCGAACCGAAGATGAAGAATAGATTCATCATGGAAATCGATGGTATCCCTTCATATCTAATCAAAACAGCCAACAGACCTTCAATTCAGTTTGAGGTTGTTACTCTTGACCACATTAACGTTAAGAGAAAACTCAAAGGAAAAGGTGAGTGGCAAGATGTTGAAATTACATTGTATGACCCAATTGTACCAAGTGGTGCACAATCTGTAATGGAATGGGTAAGAACATCACACGAATCATTAACAGGTAGAGATGGATATGCTGATTTCTATAAGAAAGATGTTAATTTCTATATGTTAGGACCAGTTGGTGATAAGATTGAACAATGGACTTTAAAAGGTGCGTTTATCAACAATGCAGTGTTTAACGATTTAGATTGGGCATCTAATGACCCAGCTGATATCAGTTTAACGTTATCTTATGATTACGCAATCCTAGAATTCTAATACTAATAATATATTGAAAAGAAAAAGTTCTCTTAGTGAGAACTTTTTTTATGTCCAATATGTATTCATATATGGATACACAAAGATTCAATTTAGGTTATGCAAGAGAATATCCAAATGCTATGTTCTTCGGACTTTTTGATTTAATTAGAGTTATATACGAAAAAAAAGTTGAAGAATCAAAACCACATTGGCCTCCACCAAAAATAAAAATGTTAGAGATAGGTTCTCATATGGGTGAATCTGCTATGATGTTTGCATCATCAAATATATTTTCAGAAGTTCATTGTATAGAACCATTTGAAGGTTATGAAAAATTTAATGATGTAAATAATTATGATTGGAATTTTATCCAAGAACAATTCAATATAAACACAAGATTTTTTGATAATATTATTTTACATAATGATTTTAGTTATAATGTAGTAAGTAATTTTGAAGATGAAACCTTTGATTTTATTTACATTGATGCAAATCATGAATATAAACATATAAAAAGAGATATAGAACTATATCTACCAAAACTCAAAAAAGATGGAATCTTCGGTGGTCATGATTATTATGAAGAAAAATGGCCAGGTGTAGTAAAAGCGGTGAATGAAGTTTTTGGAAACCCAAAACACACATTCTTTGATACAAGTTGGTTGACCTATGAGATATAATATAGTAAAAAATATAATACCATCAGATGTAATTAGTTATCTTCAGAATTACACATTACAAATTAAACAAAGAATCAAAGAACATGAAGGGAAACCTAAATCAAATGGTTCAGGTGTTTATTGGAAAGGGTTAGATATGGCATCAAGTTGTGATTTATCATCTAATGAAGAAAATAAGAAACTATATGATATCTACACTTCTAAGTTTATGTATGATATTATAACTCCATATATTTCAACACCATATCTATTTAATGACCAAATAGTTGTTAAAGAACCAAATGAAGAATTTTCATTTGAACCTCATAGAGATAATCAATACGGCCCATTCCCAACTGATAAAGAATTGTTAACCATAAACTGTATGTTAGTTTTAGATGATTTTACCGAAGAAAATGGAGCAATTAGTGTATTAGATGATGAATGGATAACTTTATATCCAAAGATAGGAGATATACTAATGATTGAGGGAAACACAATCCATTCTTCTAAAATAAACCTATCTAACCAACCAAGAAGGGCATATCTTTGTGTTTATTCTAATAAATCAATTGGCAAAAATTTTCAAAAAGGATTTTATTACGAAAAATTCTAACTTTTTTCTTTTTATATATTTATATACAAATAAAACGTTATACACATGGCAAATTATGAATTTCCAACAGAGGTGATAGATTTACCATCTAAAGGTAAAGTTTATCCCGAATCAAACCCGTTATCAAAGGGTAGTATAGAAATCAAGTATATGACTGCGAAAGAAGAAGATATACTTGCTTCACAAAATTTGATAAGGAAGGGGGTGGTGCTCGACAAGTTATTCGAATCAATCGTAGTTGATAAGGATGTTGATATTAATGATATTTTAGTAGGTGATAAGAATGCAATTCTTCTCGCTACTCGTGTTTTAGGATATGGTGCAGAGTATCAAGTTGAGATTACAGACCCATTTACAGGTGAACAACAACCAACAACAATTGATTTATCAAAAATACAAACTAAAGAAATTGATTTTGATAAATTAAATAGAGAAAATCTATACGAGTTCGAGTTACCAAAAACCAAAAAGAAAATCAAGTTTAAATTACTTACACATAAAGATGAAACTGATATTAATGCTGAAGTTGCTGCATTACAAAGATTACAGAAAGGTAAATCAGATGTAAGTACTGATGTTACAACTAGATTAAAATATATGATACAAGAAGTTGATGGAAAAACCGATAGAGGATTTATCAACTCATTTGTAGTGAACGGCTTATTGGCCTTGGATACAAGGGCATTAAGAAATTATGTTAAATCTTTAAGTCCAGATATGGATATGAAGTTCGAATTTACTTCGGGCATCACGGGTGATACGGAGGCTCTCGATATCCCGTTCGGGGTCTCGTTTTTTTACCCTTCCGAATGATTATAGTATCCAACTCCATAATCAAATATGGGAGATGGTTAACTATGGTAATGGATTCACTTGGAACGATGTTTACTTCATGCCTATTCATTGGAGAAGGTTCTACTTTAAAAAACTAGTAGAAGCCAAGAAAAAGGAAAAAGAAGAGTACGAAAAAAGTTCAAGAAAAGCAAAAGGACCAAATGTAAGAGTGAGGAAGTAATTTTCCTCACTTTTTTTATGCTCTATATTTATATAAGAAGAATTACATAGGAGAAACATATGTCAAAAGAAAAAACAAACGAAGGATTATTTGGTACGGCCAAAAAGTTTAGTGATTCATTCTTCAATGGATTACAAAAAAACACCCATGATAAGTTTATTCAAAGAGCTAGAAAAGCTGGTACTCCAAAAGAATTAACTGATAAAATGGAGAAAATCAGAAAAGAAAAAGCTGAACTTGATAAGCTTATCAAAAAATATTCTAAGTAAGGAGTATAAATGGCTAACGAAAGAGATAGATTAAAGATACTTAAAGAGATTGAGAACGCTCAAAAAACTATAGCTCGTCTCGAATCTAATATAAATGATACTATTGAGCAACGAAACAAAAAAGCTCGTCCATACAAATTAGAAATCATATCTCTTGCCAAAGAACTTAAAAAATTAAACCAAGAAACTCTTAACGAATTTTCTAATATGGAACAAAGTGTAGGTTCTATATCAGGTGCATATGGTAAACTTAAACAAAACCAACAAGCAGCATTAAATTTAGCAGCAGGTGATGATAAGTTTACTGGTAAAAAATTACAATCATTACAAAGAGTTCAAGACCTTAATCAACAAATATCTCAATTAGGAAGAGATGATATTCATCAAAAAGCAGCATTGATGAGTATGAGAGATGAAGAAATGGGTAAGGTTACTGAAGGTATTCATGGTAATTCTAAAATTGTACAAACTCTTAAAGAACAAAATTCACTAGCAGAAGATTATTCTAACCTTACCGATTTCCAAAAATCACAAATGGAAAATACTCATAAGGTATTAGAAGGTATAAAAGGTAGTATAGGTGGAGTATTAGATGTATTCAGCACACTTACTTCGGGCCCATTAGGTATGTTAGGTACTGGTCTTATTGGAGCTGGATTTGCAATTGAAGCATTAGGAAAATCTGCTAAACAACTCGGAACATTCTTCACAGAATCTACAATGTCCGCAACAGTATTAGGACTTGTATTTGAAGATGCTATGGAAGTTGCCAAAGGATTGGCAAGTGAGATGGGTGGTGTTGAAAATGCAACATTTGGTGCTCAACTTAAAACAAATTTACTAGCAACCAACTTAGGAATAGGTGGTAGTGAAGCAGCAAAATTAGTTGGAACGTTTGCTAGATTAGGTGATGGAACAGCAGCAGCAGGTGCTGATATGTTATCACTTGTTAAATCTGCATCGATTGCAAATGGTGTAATTCCTGCTGCAGTTGCCGGAGATTTAGCAGCAAATACTGAAAAGTTTGCCGAGTATGGTAAAGATGGTGGAAAGAATATGGTTGAAGCTGCAATTGCGGCTAAGAAACTCGGTTTAGAAATGTCATCCTTAACAAATGTTACTGATGGTTTATTAGATATTGAAAACTCTCTAACCTCAGAACTTGAATTAGGTGCATTATTAGGAAAAAATATTAACTTCGAACAAGCAAGAAGATTAGCATATGAAGGTGAGATAGGTTCAGCAGTTAAATCAGCAATACAACAATTAGGTGGTGTTGAAGAATTTAACAAAATGGATATCTACCAAAAGAGAGAAGCTGCAAAGGCACTAGGAATTTCAGTTGAAGAACTTCAGAAGATGACATCCAATATGGATAAGTTAAATGCAGATGGTTCTATACAACAATCTCAGTTTGATATGATGAAAGAAACATTAGGTGCAATTGCAAGAGGACCACTAGGTAATGTAGTAAAAGGAATTGGTTCGGCTGCTATTGCTGCCGGTCAAATGGGATTCAATGTTGCCGGAACTGCAAAACAACTTAAAAATAAAATATTTGAAAAAGTTGGTAGTATATTTGGTGGTGGAGATTCTGTTAGTTCTAAAACTAAACCAACAAAAACTAAACTACCTAAAAAATCACCACTAGGTCAAAAAGGTGGTATAACAGATTCAGTAAGTAAAATAAACATGGGTGCAGTACTAAAAGGAGCAGCAGCTTTATTAATAGTTGCAGCTGCAGTATTCGTGTTTGGTAAGGCAGTACAAGAATTTATGAAAGTTAGTTGGAGTGCTGTTGGAATGGCGGTAGTATCTATGTTGGCTCTAGTTGGTTCAGTTGCTTTATTAGGTGCCATTATGAGTAGTGGAGTTGGGGCAGTTGCAATTCTTGCAGGTGCAGCCGCTATGTTGATAGTTGCTGGGGCTATGTTTGTTCTTGGAAAAGCAATACAAGAAATTGCAAAAGGGGCTGGTGTTGATTTCTCAACACTTGGTACTCAGTTACTAGCATTTGGATTAGCAGTTATTCCTCTCGGATTCATGGCTTTTCCAATCTTCCTTGCAGCAGCTGCATTAACAACTTTAGGTGTTGGATTGGCTGCGTTTGGTGTTGGATTGAGAATGATACCAACAGAACCATTAACTGCGATTGAAAGTATGATAACAAATCTCTTACCGATGGTAGGTGGTATTTTATCACTTGCAGCTGGAATTACTGCTCTGGCAGGTTCTCTGGCTTTATTAGGAGCTGCTGGAATTACTGCATTACCTGCATTGATGGGATTATCAATGATAGGTGGTATCGCGATGGGATTGACTGGATTGTTTGGTGGTGAAGAAGGTGAAGGTGGTGGAGATACTGCCTTACTAGATGAAATTAAAAATTTAAGAACTGATTTGAATGAAGGAAAGATAGCAGTTTACATGGATGGAACAAAGGTTTCAAGTGGAATTAGAAACGTAGTTAATGGAACAAAAGTTAACTCATATGGATTATAAGATATGCCTACATTATTAGAATTATTTCAAAGTAGTGGATTAAACAACTCAGTTAAATCTGATAAGGAAACTCTAGTAGAACAAGAAACTAGTGGTATCAGAATAAAATCTGCAGTTGAATTAAACAATCCTATATTATATGGTAACGAGGCAATTCGTATCGTAAACAGAACTACTTCTGCCGTTGAAAAACAAAGAACTGCAAATGCAGTTGACCCAGGAGATGGTGGGTTAATAGGGAAAGGATTAGGTAAGTTAACTGGTGGGAAGGTAAATTCTATATCAGAAGCTAGAGATAAGGTTAACAGTACACTTGGAATACCTATTAATTTGATTCCTACTGATGTTGCTAAAGGTTTAGTAGGTAAGAACCCAGTCAACACTTCAATCACCTTAGAAGAGATTAGAAAGGGTGGAGCAGGTACTGGTCTTGGTAAGTTTTTAAAAGATACTGGTGGTGGAAATCCATCTGCAATTGCAAAACAAGCAATCGGTAAAGGAATTGATTTTGTAAAAGGAGAAATAAGAGGTGCGTTATTTGGTAAGAGAGGACCTGATATGCCTGCACAAGGTGAATATAAAAATCTAATACCTGATTATGGAAACGCAATAGCAAATAGACAAGATTTACAAGAACAAAAACCACAAAAAGAAGGTGGATTTACATATTCATCTACTGTTGATATATCTGCAGAAGCAATCAAAGATAGAAACGATATGTCAAGTAGATTAGATTATGTTAAATCACTATATCTAAATGGTATCTTTGGAGTACCACCACTAACAATTGGTAAAAATACTCAGATATCTGAAAATAAATTTAATGATGATGAATCTCGTTCAGGTAATAAACCAAATCTATATACAAAAGTATCAGAAGATTTAATTGTTGATGATTCTCAAGATTTGACAATTGATATAGATGAAGTATCATATGCACCAACAAGAGGTGAAGGAAAAACATTTGGTAACACATCATCTGCATTTAGATTTAAACCAAGTGATAATTTTGATGGTGATGATTTTGACAAACAAAGAGATTCAGAAACCAAATATTCTAAACAAGATGATATTCAAACAAAAACTTTAGAATCAAAAAGAGGAATGAGAAATGGATTGGATATTATAAACCAATCACCGATAAAAGAAGAAGATATTCTAGTAGATGGAAAAACTCCATTAGAAGAGTATGATTTAATTCCTCTTGTAATAAAAAATACATATAGTGGAAAAAGAGCACACTTCAGATGTACAATAAATGGACTTACAGAAACGACTTCTCCTACTTGGGATAGTTCTAAGTTTTTAGGAAATCCATTCAATCTATATACTTACAGCGGGGTAGAACGAAGTGTAAGTTTTAACTTACAAATGTTCCCACTTAATGCAAACGAATTAGTACAAAATTGGGAAAAGTTAAAATTCTTAACTTACCTATGTTATCCGACAGGATATGAAGGTGAAAACATTGGATATGCAATTCCACCATTCATCAAATTTACTCTTGGAGATATGTACAAAAATAAAGATGGATTTATTGAATCACTATCATATACAATACCAGATAATGGTGTTTGGGAAACTGGTGATGGAACAGCAGCAGTTGATAATGAATATATAAGTAAATTTCAAACAAAAGAACTAACAGAAAAAGATTTAGTTGGGTATAAATTACCTAAATTTATAGATGTTGCATTGACAATTAAATTTGTTGAACAAAGAAGTACAACAGGTTTAAGTAAAATGTATAGTTTTAAATCATTAACGTAATATGAGTAGATATAGAGGCAACGAAACAAAAAAACTTTTAGATGGTAGAGAAGTATATAGAAGTAAAATATATCCTAACATACCATTGAGAGATGATGATGTCTATGTAGTAACCCAAACAGGTGATAGATTGGATACTCTTGCTGCTCAATACTATAATGATTCATCTTTATGGTGGATTATTGCATCTGCTAATAAAGTACACAATGCATCTGTTGCATGTGAAGATGGTACAGTACTTAGAATTCCACAAAACTATATAGAAATAGAGAATAATTTTAATAAATAAATGATATGTCTTTTAGTTATTTTTCAAGTCCAGAATCATACATCAAAAATGAAATAGATAAACGTAAAGGAAATATCCTTTATGCAAGTAAACTTAATGCTTGGATTCGAGTTACATCTGGTGTTGGAAATGGAATGATAATTACTTCAAATCCAAATGTACCTTTATTTTATGCTGCAAATGCAATATATGGTGGATTAGGTGCAGATTCGGGTGGTAATCGTAGTGTAACTACTGAAGATGAAGAAGGAAATTCTAAAACAACAGATATAAAGGGTAACGAAATAACTTTTAAAGATAATAGATGGGGTAGACCAAGACCAATTATCAGTGCAATTGATATTAGTGAAGGTAACAATGGATTATCTAAAAAATGTGAACTTCAAATAACTTGTTTTTCTCTTGCTCAAATGTTAGAAATACAAGCAAAATTCGGTGAACCAGGTCATTCAGTATTTTTAGAATTTGGTTGGAATACTAAAAATGGTGTTACGCCAGTAGTTAATGTACAAAACGTTTCTGATGTTGTAAAAATGAGAAATCTAGCTGATATCAAACAGGCAAGATTAGATGGTTTAGGACAATATGATAACTTTTTAGGTAGAATTACAGGTGGTGGAGTATCAGTAGAAGGTGGTGAAAAATATGTAGTAACATCAAAACTTACTGGTGTTGGAGATTTAGCGGCATATTTACAAGGACAAAAGGGTAGTAAAGATACTGAAAATGAAACAACTTTAGGTGGTAAATCATTTTGGTGGCCAGGTGGTAGTACTAATGATAGAAAAAGACAATTTATGTATTTCTTCAATGATTTACCATCATACAATAGAACTCAAGAAATGAAAAATCTTTCAGATAACGATTATTTCACTTCAGCTGTTAACTTTATAAATTTCGATGAAGAATTAAGAGAAGATATGGGTGATGAAACAGTTGATACTAAAATTCGTAATCCAGAAGGAGATAAAGTAAATGTACCTGGAACTGTACCATTAATAGGAAATGAAAGATTTGTAAAGTTAGATGTACTATTTTCTGCAATCACCTTAATAAATAAAGTACCTATTGTTGTAGATGAAAAAGGAGACCCAGTTGAAAGTCCAATTAGATTCCACAGAATACCAATACGTGCACATCAACATATATTTAGTACAGATAAATCTAAATTATTGATACCTAATAAAGATATGCCAGATTTTGGATTGTGGTCAATATTAAAAGGAGAAAAAGAATTACCATCACCAGATTCTAAAGATAATACACTTGATATGAGTTTTAGACCAAAAGGTGAAAAGGTTACAAATCCAATATCATTTCCTTCACCTTCTAAGTTTGACCCAAATACTGCAGGTGTATTTACTGAATTAGATGCATTAGAATCATATAATTGGGGATACCTTGATGATTTATATGTTAATTATGAATTTGCAAAAGGAATTATGGAATCTAAAACAAATGCAACATATGATGTATTTATTCAAATCCTTAATGGATTATCTTCTGCATGTAATAATATGTGGCAATTTGAACTTGAAAGACATTATTGTGATGAATATAACGCCTTTGGTGAAAAAACAGGTAAACGATTTGAACAATTAGTAGTTGTAGATAAAGCGTTATCATGTCCATCACCAAAAGCTGAACCATTGGTTATGGCGTTAGGTGGAGAACAATCAGTATTTTTAGATGCATCATTACAATCAGATATACCTGGTGCCATGATGGGAACTGTTACTATGAAAAAAGCTAGTGAGGGTAAAATAGATGTAAATCCAGATGGTTCAACAGTTGCACCCGATACTGGTAGAGGATTATTTACAAATGAAACAGATTGGATTTCAGCTGCTATTGAAGTACAAAATGCAGTAGGTGCAAAAAAAGACCCAGACCCACCAAGTGATGAAGAAAGAATAGCATCAATGTATGCTGTATTTCAAGATAAAGCTGGGGTATATCCAAACTCTATTAATGGTAATGGGGATGATTTGGATAGTAGAGGTTCTGCAGATAAATTATTAATTGCAATTTACGATGACCCTGCACTATTAAGAACATGGAGAATAAAAGATGGTTTAGCATCTGGTACACCAGAACATCAAATAGGACAAGCATTATTACCTATTAAGTTCTCATTTACAGTACATGGATTAAGTGGATGGAAAAGAGGTGATAAATTTAAAATACTAGGATTACCACCTCAGTATGATAATGGGTTTTTCCAAGTTACTCAAATAAATCAACAAATTGATGGAATGAATTGGAAAACACAAATAGAGGGACAATTTAGAAACGTATCATCATGAGTTTAACAGATAAAAATAATTACGTTAGAAGTGGATATATCAGATTACCAAATGGTAAACAGATACTTGATAGTGCAAAAGAAAATCCAATGGCAACTAGATATAAAAGTTTGTTAAAGAATGAGGCATCTCAATTTAGTGATATTACTATTAGACAATCAAAACCAGAACTAACTGAGACAGATTATAAAAAAGGTGTAATAAAAAGATACTTTATACAAAAAGCAAATGATAAAGATTCTCCTATATACGAAATAAGTAGAAGAGAAAGTTCAAAATATTCAAGAGATAATCGATATAATTTGGTTGTGATGGATTGGGTTATAGCAGGTGGAGATACATATAAAATAACTGGAGATATCTCAAAAACAATAACACCAAAAGAACAAAATTCTTTAAGTATATCTGATGCACAAAAAGTGATACCTAATATAAACTTATATTTACCAAATTTACTACAATACTATAAAACAAAAGTATGATAAAAGAAATATATGTAAATGGTTCATCCTTTACACATGGTTATGGATTAGACCTCCCATCATTTTTAAAAGAACTAAATAAATACGAATCAGAGTACCCACAATGGGATGCACCTGAAGAAGAAAGAGTAAAATTTCGTATTAGTAATAACTGGCCTACAATATTATCAAAGTTAAGAAACTTACCTGTAACTAATGAAGCAGATTTTGGTGGTTCGTGGGAAAGAGTAATAAGAATGGTAAGTAATTTTATATTAAAACACGAAAACCCACAAGAAGTACTTTATATTTTAGAAATGCCTAATTCTGTAAGAAAGGATGTATGGTCTACTGCAGAATCAAGATACAAAAAAGTAACTGGTACTGGTAATTGGGGAGAACCATATACTAATCACGAATTACATGCAATAGAATCTTGGTATGCCTCATTTGAAGAAGGATGGATAAATTTTGAAAAAGAAATAAAAAGAACTATATTTTTATCTTCTTGGTTAAAAGAATTAGGATGTAAATTTTTGATAATACCAACAGAACAATTACATGAATTAACACCTCACGATGCAACCCCACCATTTGAAGAACCAGAATCAATGATATTACTATCTAAAGAAATTAAAAAACTTGATTTAAACCTTTTAAAATTTGAAGTAGATGAAAAACATCATGGATGTAGTTTGTTACATCATGATAAATCAAATTACACAAATAATTACGAATATTGGACAACTAATATGATAGTTTTTTACAATGATTTTATTCGAGGTAGAATTGGTAATGAAGAAAATGGTATTGATGATGGACACCCAAATTTATTAGGACATCAAAAAATTGCTGAAGAAGTAAATAGGTATATTGATTACTATTTAAATAATATCGTTTAGTAAAAAATTGCATATATATAAGTAAATAAAGTTATATGAGTTTTCTCACCGAATTAGAAAAACAACAATTACAATTTGACTGGAGATACAAGGGAGTATCTATATTAAATCTACTTAGAGAAAGTGAAGTAGATTCTTATGCTGATGAGTTAGAACGAATCAGAATTGAAAGACAAG